GGTTCAAGTATTTTTAATTACGATAGGACAAGCACTTCTTCCTATTGCTGGTCAATTTGTCAGCCAATTCACTAAAATGGTGCAATGGGTGACTCAATATGAAAATAAAACCCACTTAGCAGAGACAGCTGGAAAAATGCTCGTTTCAGGGATCCAACAGTTAGTAGTACTTTTCAATCAGATGGTCGAAAAAGGGCAGCAAGTTATAGCGTTTTTCCAGAAAAATGAATTAGCGATGTCTATGCTCAAAGGAGTTGCGGTTGGGTTATTCGCAGTTATAGCTGCAGGATTCGCTATTTGGGCAATAAATGCTGCTATAGCGGCAGCTGCCAGTATTGCTGCCGCAGCGCCATTTATCCTTTTAGGGGCAGCTGTTGCTGCGGTCGCTGGACTATTCATTCACTTTTATCAAACAAGTCCACAATTTAAATCATTTATCGATAATATCATTAACGGGCTGAGACAAGCATGGATGTTTATTCAGCAAAATTTCTTGCCGGTTGTAGAAAAAATTGGTCAATTCTTTATGACATATGTCTGGCCAATCTTAGTTCAAATCGGTCAATATATTGGCAACCAATTTAAGCAAGTATGGGCTGATTTGGTCAATATGTTTAATACTCAACTTAAACCATCATGGGATGAAGTAGTAAAAGCATTCGGCCCAGCTATGCCTGCTCTAAAAATGTTAGGAGCCCTCGTTGTTGGAGTTGTTATCGTTGCTCTTGTCCTTCTTACAGGGATCATTGTCGGTCTCGTAAAAGCTGTTGCTGGTCTCCTTTCTGGCCTTATCGCTATCATTGGAGGAGTAACAGAATTTTTCACCGGTCTTGCAACAATGATTGAAGGATGGATGGCCTTTGTCTCTGATCTTCTTACAGGAAAATGGAGTAAATTAGGGGGAGATTTAAAGACAATCTGGACAGGCATTTCAATGATGTGGAAAGGGTTATGGGACACAGTAGGAGCGATATTTCAAACATTCTGGTACGTCATTAGCGGTTTCTTTACCGGTCTATGGGACACTATAGTCGGAATATTTACTCGCATTTATAACGATCTTGTTGGACACAGTATTATTCCAGATTTAATCAATGGAATTATCAGCTGGTTTAACAAGCTTCCGTCATTCTTTACACAATTATTAACTAATATTCTCAATTGGTTTAAACAGCAATGGGACAATATTTCAAAAGCTGTTCAAAATGCGTGGACAGCAATAGCTACACTTGTTCAAAACGCATGGACACAATATTTACAACCTAAATTTAACGCATTGATGACGCAACTTACAGCATGGGGAACAACGCTTAAAAATAACTTTGGAACATGGGCGACAAACGCGATTAATTGGTTCGCAACTCAGATTACAAATGGCATTACTGGAGTGAAAACTGCTGTCACCGGAGTCGCTCAAGCAATTAAAAACATCATTGGTATCCAATCTCCTGCAAAAGAAGGTCCGTTAAGCACGAGCGACCAATGGATGCCAAACATGATGAGAATGTTTGCGAATGGCATCAACATTAGCTTACCGCTAGTCAGTCTTGCTATCAATAAAGTCGCGTTGACGATCAGTACACAGTTTACAAATCTTAACACAAATGTCAAAACTGCGACGAATAATATTAATAATCAACTTCTGTTATTGAATACTAATGTCCAGACACAAACTCAAACACTCTCAACAAAGTTTTCAACACTTTCAACAAATATTCAACAACAGACGCAGCAAATTAATACCAATATTCAATCAGTAAACCAAATTGCACAACCAGCATTTCAGCAAATAGGACAAAGCGCCCAAAATACAGGAATTCAAGTTCAACAAGCTGGTGGACAGATTACAACAAGTATGCAACAAACATCAACTAATGTCCAGCAAACTGGATCTACGATGCAAGTTGTCTTTGGAAATACGTCAAAAGCATCGTCAACAGTCGTGACAACAGTCGATGCGAATACACAACAAGTTAATAAAAGTCTTGAAAATATCAAAACAAGCAATGATAGGATCACACACGACGTTCTAAAAGTTATTGATGATGTTTTAAATGGTGATGCATTAGGAGCAATGAAACACTTTCTCGACGGAGTCCAACAGTTCGGAAACGCTGCAGTAGAGCAAGCAAAAGCTGATGCTGCAGCAATAGCAAACATTCTCGGCCATACGAAGCCAAAAGAGGGACCATTGAGAAATGACGACTTGTGGGGAAAACACATGGTCGAGAATATCGTTGGAGGAATGAAAGCTGAAACACCTTCACTTATCTCAGCTGTAAACCAAATGACTGATATTATGACACAAGCAAATATTCCTTTAGCGTTAGGAAGCAATGGAACGATCAGAATTATTTCAAGCTCAGCAAACGATAAGCCTATGGTCATCAATGTTCATCTTGATAAAAAAATCATTGCAAAAGCTGTGACAAATTATCAACAAACAGAATTAAGAGTTCAGGGAGCAATTAGAGGAGTGTAATGGCCGCTGTATTGACAATAGGTGGCGTCCAAGTCACATTTATTGAAGATACGCTAGACGTACAAAAACAGCTCGATGAAAGACAGAGGCTTCAATGCGACGTCTTTGATGATACAGGCACGCTCCATTTTCAAAAAGGTGATCAAGTCATCCTCTCTGATCCAGATATTGGAACTATGTATAGCGGGTTTATTAACTCAGACAAAGAAGTTCCTATCTACCCAACTGGCGGAATTTTACATACTATTGACTGCGTTGATTTGAGATATTTAGCAGACAAAAGAACATTTACCCGTTCTTATACAACAAGTACATATGCAGGAAAAATTGTTGTCGACGCAATAGAGAATGTTCTACTCGCTGAGGGAATTCAAAAAAACTACGCGCTTCATACTGATACAACAACTGCCGATTTTAATACTGGTACAGAAAATACAACAGCAGGGTACGATGCAACAAATGGTGATGGGCAATTAGAGCTTCAAAGAGCTGGAGCAAATTTAAGTATTGTTGAAGATACAGTTACAGAATTTTCTGCTGGAACGCTCACAAATATGGCTGCCAGCACTAACGGTATTAGCCCAACGACTGTAAATGCGTTAAAAATGCAATCTACACTTTCTTTCGCATTTGGAACAGAATTTGCTCAAGAGCAACAAAGCGCAACCGGAACAGTGGTTGGCAATCCTACAGGAAGTGCAAGTGGTAGTTTCAGCACAACTGTCAATTCGAGTGGTTTTTATAGTACAGGAGTCTCTTCTAGTGGATCGTATACACCATCTGGAAGCGTCTTTATTTCTGGAGGCAACCCAGGTGAGTCTGCTTCCTTTTCTGGATCTGGTGGATCAATTTTTGTCTCAGGAACAGCAAGCGGAACTGTTAATTCAAGTGGAAATGCTTCAGCAACTGTTAATTCTAGTGTTTCAACAAGCTTTAGTTCTAGCTGTAATTTAAGCGTTTCAAAACAATATCAGCCAAAAACAAAAAGTAAAGTCAAAGTTGATAAAAATCATTATGCTGTGATCACTGTAGATAGAGCTGTTGCTGACAATAGAGTAGACGCTGTTATCTGGACAGGAAGCCAAGTAATAGGCTCAAATGATGTTCTCAATTATGATATTTGGATCGCAAGCACAAGCCCTTCTGAAGAAGCTGGTGTTGATCTTTTCTTCAGCGATGGGACACAATTAACTGAATATCTAGGTTCTGCAGGAACTAATAACGACGTTGGTATTTGGGACCAAAATAATGTTTCGGTTAGCCCAATCCAAAATCTTGCAGACTACGCAGCTGATACATGGTATAACAGACAAGTAAATTTAGCACCACTTTCTGGAAAAACAGTCATCGCTGTTAGTATCTTTAATTCAGGCAACATTGCCGGAACATTTGATTATTATGTCAAAAACTGCTATTTAAATAGCCACTCTGGGTCAAAATTCTTTAGTACAACTCAAACAACACCAACAACGAATCCTCCAGCAGTATCTTCTATCGGAGCATATATTTCAAACGCAACGATTGTCACAGTTCAAAGTGTCTATGATCCAGCAGTTAGTAGCAGAATAAGTCCAGCGTATAGCATTGACTCTGTGAAGCTTGTCAAAGACTCTATGATCACGTGGGTTGCGTCAAACCCATTAAATGGACCAAGTGTTGTAGAAGGAGATCCTGGAACATCGACAGCGGCGAGCAGCATGGCGATTTTTGTTAGCTACGATGGAACAACATGGCTGCCTTGTTTAAATAATAAAGCAGTCCCTGGTCTTCCTGCTGGAGCAAACGTAAGTGGAATGTCTTTATATCTCTTAGAAACATTTTCTGGAGGTCAAGACCCAACTGCTGTCCCAACGCTTGCAAGCGTCAGTATTACAATTAATTCTGCTCCAAAAGCTACTACTACAGATATTACGCAAGGGTATGGAACGACAACAGCTTGGAATAGTGGTACAGAGCTTGGAACTGCTCCTAACTCAAATGGTGATCTTACACTAGGAACAACAAGCTACACTTGGAGTAACTTAAATAATATGACATTTGTCAGTGGTGAAATTGACGACTCAGATGTTACTCCGCCAACTCAATCTGTAAGCAGTGGAAAATATATCATTACATCTCAAGGCGATTCTGACGCTGCTATGTGGTCTAGCTCGAGATTTAATTTTATTGCTGCAGCACAAGATTTTACTGCGAATGCTGATTTTAGCCTCAACGCGAACGGTGTTGATCAAAACGAAATAGGTTTTCTTTATAGACAAACATACTGGGGAACTCCTAACAATAGCTTTGCATACTATGTCAGGATTATGCAAAATTCAAGCGGAACAGCTGGAGGAACGTCAATCACACTTGGCTATGGCATTAACAGTCCTCCTCAGAGTTCAAGTGGTGCTGGAACATATACTATCCTTCAAAAAGTTAATAAGACAATTAGTAATAACACAACATATCACGTTAAGATCGTCATTACAGGCGATAGACATAGGGTGTATTGGAACAACTCGTCTACTGCTGATATCGATATTCTTGATGATACTTATACAAGTCCAGGAAATATTGGAGTCAGAACATATCAAAATGCACTAAACACTAATGTTTCTAGCGCCAATATTACAAACTTTACCGTGACAAATACATTCGCAGGTCTGTGGACAAGCCCGTCAATCAATCTTAACTCTCTTGGCACGGTTGGGAACGCGCAAATCGCATGGGGAGAAATTAACGCTGCTGGGAAAATTCAATCAACCGCAATCATCAATGCTTCATTAGATGGTGGAACAACATGGACTCAGTGTACAAACGCAGCTGTTTCACAAACTGCCGTGATCCCTATCTTACAGCCTGGAACGAGCGTTGTTAGCAAATCTCTAAAAATTCAAGTCGTGCTTTCTGCGAACGGATTCTTAAATAGCCCAATCATTCGAGGATTAT